CATGGTGCAGACGGACGACGTGGACCAGATCATGGACGCGGCATCGGCTGAACTGGGCGGGGCGATTGCGGAAAAGGTCGATACGGACCTGCTGGCGGAGTTTGTGAACTTCGACGGGAGCCTGGGGAGCGCGGGCAACAACATGACGATTCAGCTCGTGGCCGCGAGTATCGCGATTCTCCAGGGCGAGAAGGCACGCGGGGAGATCATGTGTGTGGCGCATCCGTTCCAGTGGTACAACGTCTGGAATGAGCTGGGCCAGCCTGCGGCGAACGCGGCGTTCCTGGGCGACACGGCGAACGAGGCCATGCGCGAATACGCGGTGGGTCGTTTCGTGGGCGCGTCGTGGTACACGAGCGCGAACGTGGCGATCAACGCGGACGATGACGCGGTGGCCGGGGTGTTCACTCGTGATGCGTTGGCGTTCGACCAGCGTGAGGCGTTCAGCGTGACGCCGGAGTACGATGCCAGCCTCCGGGCGACGGAGATGAACGGGCATATCGGCTACGCGGTGGGGACGCTGCGGGATGAGCATGGTGTGGCGATCACGGCGGATGCCAGCACGCCGACGGGTGTTGAGTAGGACTCACCCCACTGACGCATAACGGGCGGGGGTTGCCCCGTCCGCGAACATATTCAACGTAGACGAGAGGACGAACAACATGAGTTTTCCGGCGATGAATCCGCAGGTGGTGGTGGTGGCGCTGAATGATCCGGGTGCGGACGATCAGCAGGTGCCGGTGTTCCGTGCGCCGAAGTCGTGCGAGGTCGTGAGCGCCTATTTGGGCGTGCAGGGCGCGCAGGACGGGACGAACGCGAGCGAGATTAAGCTCCAGAAGAACGACGGCAGCACGGTGAGCGACATGAGCGACGTGCTGGGCGGGACGGTGCTGGCGGACCGGCTGGCGGCGGGCAGTATGAACGCCTTCACGATCAGCGAGGGAACGTTGGCGGCGGGCGACGTGGTTGAGGTGGATTATCAGCTCAACGGGACCGCGCCAGAGGTGAACATGGTGCTGGTGTTGGAAGTCGTGTGGGGCAAGGGCGCTAACTAATGGCTGCGCGGGCTGGACTGGGTGAGCATATCGCGTGGTTGCGCGGGATGGTGAGCGCGGGGACGAGTGATTACTCCGTTGGTGGGGTGGATTACTGGACCGATGACCAGCTCCAGCAGGCGCTTGACCAGGCGCGTATCGACGTGAGCCGGGAACGGATTACCCCGGTTCCGGCTTACAGTGACGGCGGACTGGTGTACACGGTGTATCACCTGAACGGGCGCTGGGTTGAGGGCGTGGCTAGTGGCGCGGTAGCGTGGAACCTGGTGGACGGGTCCGGGGGTGTGGTCGCGACGGACGGGTATACGGTGGATGTGGTGAACGGGATTGTGACGTTTGACGCAGACACGGAAGGCGATGCGTACCTGGTGGACTACCGGGCGTATGACCTGAACGCGGCGGCGGCGCTGGTGTGGGAGATGAAGGCGGCGCACTTCGCCGGACGGTATGACGTGAAAACGGACAACCACGACCTGAAACGGTCACAGTTGTTGCGGCAGGCGCAGGAAATGGCGAAGCACTACCGGAGCAAGGCGACGGTGGCCGTTGCGAGTGGGTCGTCAGTCAAGAGGATGCGACGTGATGACACTGTTTGATGACGGTGAACTTGACGAGCTGCGCGACGAGGTGCTGGGGCTGCTGCCGGATGTGATGACGGTGCAGCGGACGACGGCAACGACGGACGACGCGGGGTATCCGATAGAGCGTGTGTTGGAGGTCGCGACGTTGGTTCCGTGCCGGATCGACCCGATTAAGGCGGCGGCTGAACTGGTCGTTGCTGAACGGGAATCCATGCGGACGGAGTATCGGCTCTCGTGCCAGCACGGGACGGACCTGCAAAACGGGGACCGGGTGGTTGTTGAGGCCGGGACGTTTGAGGTGTTGAGCGTTGATAAGGCGCTTTCTAGTGGGTTGGTGTTGCGGGCGACGGTGGTTGAGGTGAGTTGATATGGCGAAGAAAAGCTATGTGAAGGTGGATAGCAAAAAGCTAAAGAAGCTCATCCGAGAAGCGCCGGGTAAGTTCGATGACGCGATTCAGGCGGTGGCGCGGGATGGTGAGGCGTATGTGAAGCGGCAGTTCAACACGTCGCCGCCAGGACGCACGTACAAAATCGGGACGGTGACGCACATTGCGAGTCGTCCGGGGTATCCGCCGAATGTGGATACCGGGAAGCTGCGCAATAGCATCTACAGCTACCGGGAAAAGCCGGGGGTGTGGGTGATTTCGACGGGGGATACAGAGTACGCGATGTATCTTGAGTTCGGGACGCGGACAATGGCGGCGAGACCGTTTATGGGGCCGACGGCGGATTACCTGCGGGACAGCGGGATGATTGACCGTCTGTTAGGTGAGGTATTCGACGTATGAGAGTGGTAGCTGAGGCGATACGGGCGGGGTTGCTGGCGGACGCGGGTGTGGTGGCGCTGGTGGGGACGGGCATTTACAACGGGTTCGTGCCGGCGAGTGTGACGGCTGACCCGGTGATTGTGATCGGCCTGAATGCTGGCGGCATGGAGAGCGTGACGCCGCAGAGCAGTTTTGATTTGCGGTACACGGTGAAGGTTATCTCGCGGAGTGGGAACACGGCAAGCCTGGGCGCGGATACGGTGCGGAATGCGCTGCATCAGGCGAACCTGGGGACGGTGCGGGGTTGGCGCATGATGCGATGTGATGCGCGGGCCTACGTTGAGTTTGTTGAGCAGGAAGAAAAACAACAATGGTATCACGCGGGATGGGTGTTCCGCGTGAGAGGGTATGAGGAGGAATAACTCATGGCAACAGGTCAGGATGTTTGGGTGCAGTGGACGCCGGACGGCGAAAGCGCGATTGTGATTACGACGCAGAAGTATGTGTCGTTCTCGCCGGGGAACGAGATGGACAGCGTGGAGGTCTCCGGAGGCGGAGACGCGGTGCGCGTGTACGAAGAAACGCTGATGACGATTGAGCCGTCGTTGACGGTGCGGCTGCGGTCTGACAATGCGGACCTGCGCGACGCGCTGAAGCAGGGCCAGTTGGGTGTCCTGGAATGGGGCATGGAAGGGAACGCGGCGGGGCGTCCTCACTGGGGTATCACCTGCAAGGTGTTCAAGTCCACGATTGATGCGGAGTACGACGGCGAACTCGACCTGGAAGTTGAGTTTAAGCCGACGAGTGGCACGCTCGTCTACGACGGGCGGACGGCGGTATTCTCGTAAGTTGGTGTGGTGCGGGTGTGAAAGATAACCCGCATTCTAATTTGCTAAAAATCGTGGAGGTGCTGTGTGGCTGAGAAAAAGGCGTGGTCGTTCAAGCTGGATGACCTGCGGGTGCGTGATATGCAGGCGCTGCAAAAGAACGACCTAGAAGCGCAGGCGGAGGTTATGGCGCGGATCGTGGATAGCGGCCCGGTTGAGGCGGTGGGGGTCGCGGAGACCTACCTGAACATGAAGTGGACGGACTACAAGGCGCTGCAAACGGCGTTGCTGGTGGAAGTGGGAAAAACGGGAAGCGCCTAGAGTGGGCGGTGAGCACGTACCTGAACTATGGGCCGAAGCGGTACAGGGAAGATATTCCGTTGCTGGAGATACAGGCGGAGTTGGACCGTTTCACGTTGATGGATGAGTTTGGGTGGACGCCACGCGAGATTGATGCGCTGGGGTATGTGGAGATTCAGCGGACATTGGCGGTGTTGGCGGCGGTGAAGAAGTATCGGAAGAAGCAAGCGAAAGCTAAGAAAAAATGACGGAACTCGCGGGCCTGGATGTTGTTGTCGGTGGTGATATTTCCGGCGCGATGGGCGGGTTGGACACGCTTGACAACCGAATAGACGGGTTTGCGAAGTCTGCGGGCCGCCGACTGGGGATGGTTGGCGGTGCGATTACGGCGGGGGTCACGTTACCGTTGATGGCGGCAGGCCGTGAAGCCAGTGGTATGTCGATCGAGCTTGAATCGGCGTTTGCGGGTGTCATCAAGACAGTGGATGGCACAAGCGAGGAACTGGCCGCGTTACGGGGTGATTTGCTGGCGCTTGCGACGGGGGTGACGGACTCCCCTGTTGCGGCGTTGGAAGGCGCGCCACTCGTTATTATGGAAGTGGCAGAAGCGGCAGGCCAGCTTGGGGTAGCACAAGAAGATATTGTGGACTTCAGCGAAACGATGGCGGCGTTGGGGATGGCGACGGACATCACGGGCGCGGCGGGGGCGCAGATGTTGGCGCAGTTTGGGAATCAAGCGGGCATCGACGGCGAAGGGTATCGTCTGCTGGGTGATGTGATCGCGACGTTGGGGAACAACGCGGCAACAACTGAATCGCAGATTCTCACGTTTGGTTCGCGGATGGGGACGCTGGCGGGGATGAACTTCGAGGCGGACCAGATTCTCGCGTATGGGTCTGCAATGGCATCGGCAGGCATTAGTGCGGAGTTGGGGTCTACAAACTTCGTACAGGGCGTGACGGAGATGCAGATTGCGGCGGCCCAGGGCGGCCCGGCGTTGGACTCGTTGGCGGCGACGGCGGGGATGACGGCAGACGAGTTCCAGGCGCTGGCGGAGAGTGATCCGTCGGCGGCGATGCGTGAGTTTGTGGCCGGGTTAGGTGAACTGGACACGGCGGATCAGGTGGCGGCGTTGGAGGCGCTGGGGCTGACGGGTTCTGAGGCGCAGCGGGTGTTCCGCACGTTGGCACAAAATGTGGGCCTGTTGGATGAACAGTTGGCGCTGGCGGACGAGGCGTTTGAGGGCAATGGGGCGTTGATGGATGAAGCTGGCCGACGAGCAGAAACGACGGCGGGCAAGATCAACATTCTGCGGAATAACCTTTTTGTTGCGGCCAGCCAGGGCGGTGATGTTCTCAACGAGAGTTTGAACGAACTACTAGATATTGCGATTCCGCTGAGCCAACGGCTAACTATGATGGACCCGGATATGGTGCGAATGGCGGTCTCGTTTGGTGTCGCGGCGGCGGCAATTGGGCCGCTGATTGCGGGGTTGGGCGCGATAGCGTTTGCGATTGGCGTAGTTGGTGCGCCGGTGGCGGTGGCGATTGCGGCGATTACGTTGTTGGGTAGTGCCTGGGCATTCAATGTCTACGGGATTCGGGATGCGACGATTTCCGTGTTTGAGACTGTGCAGGATGTATTCGCGGAACTGCAAGACCTGTTTGGATTCGACTTTGAAACGGGCGGATTTGGCGGTTTAGAAAATGTCTTATCCGGCCTTGAATTGCCTAGCCTTAATCTGAATTTGGCAGACAAGGTGAACATCCAGCCGGGCGACCTGGCGGGGCGGATTCGGGCGCGATTGCGCGAGGTTCTCCAGAGTGGATTGACGTTCAGCGGTGGACTCGCAGCGGTGGCGGTGGACATCGGCCAGGGGATTACTCCGAACATGGGCGACCTGGGAAGCCGGGTGCAGACAGCGGTGCGGGTTGTCTTGCAAAGCGGATTGGCGTTTGGCGGGGGGCTGACGGCCGTCAGTGTGGATGTGGGGTCTAGCATCACACCGAATATGGGCAATCTGGCAAGCCGGGTCAACATTAGCACGGCAGATGCGATCAATATCGGGTTGGGGTTGGCGGCGCTGACGTTTGGTGGGCCGGTGGCGGCGGTGGGCGCTGTGGTGAAAATGGTGGGATGGGCTATCAATAGTAACTTCCTGGGGTTGGCAACAACAATGGAAGCGATGGGGTTGCCCACGACGATCAGCGGCGCGGTGGCGAGTATCAAGACGATGTTGGCGACGGCGGCATCGGGTTTGAGCTTTGGTGATGTGTCGTTTAACACGGCCAGTTTGAGCTTTGACTCATTGGTGACAGGCATCAATACAAAGCTGGCGGCGATTGATTGGAATACTGCGGTGCAGGGTTCGCTGGACTTCGCGGGCGGACTGATGTCCTCGTTGGCGACGAACATCAGCAACATCAGCCAAGAGGATGTGAACGCGGCAATCACGGTGGGCTTAGACGTGATTAAGGCAGGGTTTGTCATGGGGATGAACCTGATGTGGACGACGATGACGTTGGGCATCAATTTCGGCTCATGGTTGATGACGAACATCATTGTGCCTATTGGTAGTGCATTTGCGACAGCGGATTACACGCAGTTCCAGGCGGGGGCGCAGGCGTTGATGACGGCGTTATGGGCGAAGCTGGCGGGCGCAGTCCCGGCGGTGGGCGAATGGGTGAATACGAACCTGTGGACGCCAATGGTAACGGAGCTGGGCGCTTTGAATGCCGAAACGATGGGGGCGGCTGTTGGCGGATTTGGAACGAATCTGGTGGCTGCGCTGGCGAGTACGCTGCCGGACTTCGGAACCTGGGTGCAGACGACGATCATCACGCCGATCATGGACGGGTTGAAGGCATTGCCTGGATTGATGGCACAAGCGATTAACAACGCGATTCCGAACGACGTGGGGTTTGACCTGACGATTCCGAACCCGGTACCGGGCGTGTCGAGACCGTTGTTCGAGGGACGTATCTCCGCAGATTTGCCGGACAATCCGATTCCGGTGCCGTCGCTGGATGTGGGCGGTAAGATTCTTTCTGATGGGTTGGCGATGGTGCACGCGGGGGAACGGGTGTTGACGCCTGCGGAGACGGAACAGTATGACGCGGGGCGGCGGCGTGGTGGCCGGGCGGCTGCGGCTGGTGGTGGCGGGAATACGTTTAACATCGTGTCGTATGGGCAGAGTGCGGGGGATGTGTATGACATGCTGGCGCGGGAAGCGCGGAACCGGAGTGGTCGATGAGTTACGCGCACGATTGGCGGATTTACATTGACTGGACGGACACGGTGACGTATGTGGATATGACGCCGTATGTGATTGACGCGCAGTGGTCGTTGGGGATGGGCAGGCCGTACCAGATGACGGCGGACGAGAGCATCCTGACGCTGACGATGAGCAATGCAGACGGACGGTTTGCGCCGGAGAAAACATCGGGTCCGTATTATGGGAACATGTTGCCGCGTCGCCGGGTGCGGGTGGATCATGACGGGAACGTGATGTTTTTCGGGTTTATCGACAGTTACAGCGTGGACCCGACGGGGAACTTTACGAAACGGGCGGTTATTACGGCGCGGGGGGTGAAGCATCTGTATGACGATAAGCCTGCGGACGTGCCGCGCTTGGTGGATGTGACGAGCGACGTGGCGATTGAGGCGGTGGTGCGGTCGGTGGCGGTTCCGCCTGCGACGTTGGATTACTGGGTGTTGGGGGTTCCGGGCTACAGTGAACTAGGGTCAACAACGGAGTTGGCATCGACGGCGGAGAGCTACGAGCTGGAGACGGGGTTGTTCACGTTTGATGAGGTGGGGCATACGTTCACGGGGTCTGCATATGATGCGATTGCGGATATTGCGGCGAGTGAGCGTGGGAAGTTCTGGTTTGACCGTGAGGGGCGGGGGCGATACTGGAACCGCCAGCATTTGCAGTATCCACAAACGCCAGTGACGACGTATGAGAACATCGTGGGCGGGCAGTATGTGACGGGGGTGAGCCTCCAGGGGGGCGGTAGTGGGGTGAATGTGGTGGAGATGACGTGTTTTCCGCGTGCGTATGAAGAACGGGCGACGTTGTGGCGGTTGGATGAGCCGTTGGTGTTGGCTCCGCAGGAAGTGAAGATGCTGAAGGTGCGGTATACAGCGGAGGCGGGGACGCAGGTGGCGGGATACAACGTGTTTGTGAACCAGCCGGAGAATGTGATTGCGTCGGTTAATGCCAATGCGAAGAAGGCGGAGATTCGGCTAGAGAACTTCACGGATGATGAGCAGACGGTACCGGAATTGACGGTGACGGGGACGAAGATCACGACATACAACGCGCAGACGGTGACGGAGACGGACGCGGCGGCGGTGGCGCAGTTTAGCCAACGGGTTTTCACAGATACGATGCCGCTGGTCAATGATGAGGAAGAGGCACGGCAGGCGGCGGCGTTTGAGTTGTCGGTGCGGGGTCCGTTTGCGGCACGGTTTGAACGGGTGCGGATGATTGCGCGGAGTGATACGGATTTGCAGTTGGCGGCGCGTGAGATTGGCGACGTGGTGCGGGTGGTGGATGAGGGTTTGAGCCATGATACGGATTACGTGATTTTGGGCGAACGGCATACGCTGAAGCATGGGCTAAAGAATCACGAGGTTGAGTGGGTGGTGGAGCCTGTGAACCGATACACGGCATGGTTGCTGGGTGAAGCGGGTTACAGTGAACTGGGAACGACGACAAAAGTAGGGTTTTAGAAAGGACGTTAGCATGGCTTGGACGACGCCGAAAACGTGGGTTGCGGGGGAGCTGGTGGACGCGACGGATTTGAACCAGCATATCCGCGATAACATGACGTATTTGTACAACGCGACGGCTGTTTTTACGAATAGCTATTCGTTGGCATCGGATTTGACGATTACGGGGAGTACGGATAGCGGGTGGTTGTACCCGGACGCGACGAATTTGCGGATCGACTGGACGAGCAGCGGGAAGTATTCGCTGATTATTGTGGAGGCGATTGTATCGCCGTCATCGACGTCTGCATCTACGACGAATTACGCTTACGCGATGTTTGATTTTGAGATGTTTAGCGGTGGCGTGTCGAACGGACGGCAGGGCGGGGTGTGGGGTGGGTATATCTCACCGAATATCACGTCACAGAGCGCGAATGGTGAGCATCGGATGGTGATGCAGATGGTTGTGACGCCGACGGCAGGGAGTGCGGCGGCTATTTTGATGTGGCGTCGTAATGCGAATAGCAGTGGCGGCACGACGATTTACAACGATGAGCCGGTGAAGTTCACTGTCATCGAATTGCCCGTAACGCCGTAGGGAGGCGCAACGATGCAGGAATGGAAGTTTAACTTAAACGAGGCGGTGGCTGATCCGTTGGCGCTGCATCATCAGGCGGAGGCGATTTTAGGTGATCGCTTGGTGGCGATTATCTGTTCGGCGGAGGCGGCGCGGTTTTTCCTAGCGGCTCCGCACAGTGAGGCGGACGCGGCAACGTGCGCGAATATCCTCGAAGGTGCAACGCTCATCCCGCTGGCGCCGACGCCTGCGGCTCCGGTGGCGGGGGATAACGTGGCGGTGGCGATTGGGGACGCGGCGGGGGATTACGCGTGGACGTGGCGTCTCAACGGCGAGGTGATTGACGACAGCGACGCAAGCGGGGTGGCGACGGTGGGCGACTACGTGATTGACGTGGCCGCGATTGAATCCGGCACGCACGAGATTGAGGTGCGCAAGGCGGGTAAGTACGGGTATTTGAGGATTGAGGTGACGTAATGCCAACACGACGCGACGTGCCAGAGGGCAGTAATGATGCGCTACTGGCGAAGGATATTCTGGACGCGATGAACGCGGGCTTGATTGATGCCCGGACGGCGCTCAACCTGTACCGCAAGTCGGTGAATGCGCCGGACGAGACGACTGCCACCAGCACGGCGTTTAACGAGATGCTGGCAAGCACGACGCCTGCGGCCTTCAACGGACTGGCGGACGACGCGGCACGACTGGCGCTGTTGCGGCGGAATCAGCGCGAGATATTGTTTTTGTTGCGCGAACTGCTGGCGGTGGTGAATGCGTACAATGCGTGGTTTACGCAGGTGCGCGGCTCGCTGGCGAAGGTGCTGCGGTTCCTGCGGCGGTCTGGGGAGTAGCGAGAGATGGAGGCATGGATTACGGACAACTGGCAATTTATATCCACGATGACCGCTGCGGCGGCGGCGCTGGTGGTCGCGGTGATCTATGCGCTGAATCAGATGACGCGACAGATTACGTCGCTGACGGGGAGCATGGTGACGGAGGTCAAATCCGCGCTGGGGACGGCCACGAATGATCGCAAGGTGGAGTTGCAGTTTATCCAGCAGTACCTAGAGGACAGCCGGGAAACGCGCCAGGCGCTGACCACTGCACAGCATGAGATACGCACGCTATCGCAGACGGTGCAATCGCAGGCGGGGGAACTGGCGGCGCTCAAGGTACAGGTGGCGACAGGCCGCAATGATGCCGACCATGCGCTAGAGGCGCTGAGCAAGGCGCGGGCGGACGCGGAGACGGCACGTAGCAGTTACGAGGAACAGAAAAAGGCGCTCATGCGACAGGTGGCGGACTTGACAGATGAAGTGAACCGATTGAAGGGCCGCGTCGAGAGCCTGGAGGAGGCGGGTCGCCAGAAGCAGGCGGCGCTCGACGAGGTGACGGCAGAACGTGATCGGCTGTTGCAGCGGGTGGCGGACATCGACGCGGATCGGCAGCAATTGCTTGAGCAGAACACGATGTTGCACGCGCAGTTGGCGGAGATACGCGACGAATTAAATCAACTCAAACAACGATTGGAGGCGAGAGACCATGAAGGCAATGAGCAAGGTGTGGACGGTGCTGCTGATGCTGGCGGCGGTAGCGTTGGTGTGGGTGGACCCGGCGGGGGCGCAGGAGACGGTGACGGCGAGTGAAGCCGTGTTGTTCCCGGCGTGGACGGTGTGGGCGGTGGTCGCCGCGTTTTCGGCGGTGCTGCTGTTCGCGGGCTGGGTGGAGCAGACGAAGAACCAGCAGGTGCGGTCAGTCATGAACACGTTAGACGAGGCCATTCGGGGCCTGACGGCCTCCACGCCAGCCGGGATTAAAACGCCCGGCCAGCACTTGATTGAGGGTGGGGTGGATAGCGGCTTTGAGTGGGTGGCGCGCAACGTCACACAGCGCACCCCGGCGGCCTATGACGACCAACTGCTGGCGGAGATTGAACGACGCCTGGACAACAAGTTGCGGGCGCTGGGGTTGATGGCGGGGCCTGCGGATTACGACGCGGACCCGGACGCGGTGGCGGGGTTTGGTGACGAGGACACGGCGCGTATTAACGCGGCGGCGTTTGGGCAGGTCGGGACGGGGGTCCGGGGCGACGATTCCCCACTGGCGGGGCCAACGGCGGGGCAATGATGCGCAGCGGGCTAACGCTCGTCGGGGTGCTGATCGGCCTGCTGGGTGGCGCGTGGGCGGCGCAGGGTGGGCCGGATTGCGTTGTGGTAGACGGGGCGAACGTGCGGGCCGGGCCGGGGCTGGAATACGCGGTGGTCGGCGTGCTGGACGCGGGCGCGTGCTTTACGGTCACGAGCGTGACGAACCGGGGCGGGGATGATGGGTGGTGGGTGCAGGTGGAGCAAGGGCGGTGGGTATCCGCCGGGGCGGTGGCATTGAGTGACCCGCTGTTGGTGTTGGAGCCTGTCGCCTCCCCAACACGGGAGGTGTGGCCCACGAATACCCCACGCCCGACGGTGGCAGTGACTCCCCCGGCTGGCGGGTTGCGCTGGCGCGTGGTGGTGGAGGTGTACGCCTACCCGTAGCGGACTAGAAAGCGGCTTATCGACCTCAAAGTCATGCTATACTGTGGTGGCTGACTTGTTCGCGGTTTTGAGGTGTGTATATGGTTAACTGGACGGCATGGGCGCTGGCAATTGTTCTGTGTGGGGTGGCAGCTATTGCGTCGCTGGCGATGTCGGCTGCCGGTGGCGGTCTGTTCACGTTGCCGGGGTTGGATCAGTTCGGCACGGTTGGGTTATTGGCGTTGGCGACTTTGGTGCTGGGCGGCCTGGGCGTAGCTGCGGGTGAGGTGTCCGGCGCGTAGTAAACCGTCATCAAAAAACCCGCGAAATTATTCGCGAGTGTCAAGTTTCTGCGGAAAATATTCCACCCCGGCCAGATGGTCGGGGCGTTTTTGTGTTGTGGGGTGGGGGTTATCGGTACAGCTTGGCTTTTGACTTACCGCTGTCCGTGTCGGCATCCAGCCACTCGCGACATTGCGCGGTGGTCCAGGATAGCGGGAAATAGACACGGTAGAAGTGACCGCCGCGTGGACGGTTGGCGTAGGCATATCCGGCTGCGGCGAGGGCTTTGCGGACGGTGCCGTCACTGCACTCAACGCGGCGCGTCACGTCCTCCAGCGTAAACGGTTTGTTGCGCCCTGCCGCCCACGCAGTCACGCGCTCAGATTTGGTGGAGCCGCTGGGGGCTGCGGGGGACGCGCCAATGACGAGCCATTGGAGAGTATCGGGGACGGGCAGATCGCCAAGTTTGCACCACAGATCACTACGCAGGTGTTGGCACTTGTGATCGTCATCTGGCTGGCCGTCATACCCGCCGTCGCGGACGCGGACGGCCTTCAGTCGGGCGTGGCAGTGTTGGCAGTGGTCAGTGTTCATGGTCGCTCCTAGAACATGCTTGTTTGTGCGGGCGGGGCGGGGTCCTCTGCCTGGGCAGGGATGCGCTTGCCATAAGGCTTACGGGTGCGATACTGCTGTGCGCGATAGACCTGCTCACTGCGGGCCTCTGGGTGGAAGTACGGCAACCGCCAGAGCGCGAACATGGTTTCCTCGTCCGGGACGTGTAGCTTGCGCGGCTCTTTGCCCATCACATCCCAGACATAGCCGCCCCGACAGCGAATACCCGCCGGGCCTTGCAGGTGCATCATGCAGTAGGTGTTGGCGTCGCCGGGGCCGGTGCGGAGCCAAAGTTGAAACCCCCAGGTGTCCGGGTCTGCGCTAAACAACTCCACCTTGATGCCGCGATACTGAATGCCGCGATAATCCGGCCCCCAGCGGTTGGATTGTTTGCCCGGTTGCCCGTAGCGGGCCTGCGCGACCTGCCCGGAGTGAACGAGCTTGTCCAGCCGGGCGCGGTAACGGGCCGCGTCGTGGGGCATGACGACGATCTCCACGTCTTTGACGGCAGCTTTCTCGCGACGAATGGAGCCGGCGATGATGATGCGCTCGCAGGTGTCCTCAATCATGGTGATGATCTCGTCTGCGACCTGGGCCGCGTCCTGACGTGGGTAACGTCCGTCGGTGAGGGGGATAAGGTTGGTCATTGTGGGGTCTCCTGTTCAGTGAGTTTACGGGTGCGATATTGGATTATCGGCAGGGTGAGGCGCAGGTAAGCCTCAATCCACTGCGGGCGGACGCGCAGAACGATCTGCGCGCCAATGCGGATGGCGCGGGCAATAGCGCGCCAGAAGAACGACATAACGAACTCGCGCCACGATTTGAGGCTCATCACTGCACCTCCTGAAACAAGCTCATCTGCGTTACGCCGCCCACGTGGACCGTCGCCCGGTACGGGTCCGTGTTTTGCACCCGCCGCCGCGCAATCTCCACGTACTCATGCGAGAGGTCGCAGCCGATGAAGCACCGTCCCAGGTTGCGGGCCGCGACTGCTGTTGTGCCGGACCCCATGAACGGGTCACACACGAGGTCGCCGGGCTGTGAGTACGTCTTGATAAGGTACTCCATAAGCGCGATGGGTTTCTGTGTGGGATGCAAACCACTATCACCGTTAATCTGCATTACGCTGCGCGGGAAGCGGTGCCCTTGATTAACTGTCGCATACCCGCCAACAGTTTTATCACGTACATGCCCGCCTACCGCGCCACTCGTGGCGCGGTAGGGGCTGCTTTTGGTCATCTGCGGATTGTAAGTCAGCGGTCCACATGCAAACACGCGAATGTCCTCATGTGCCTTCATCGGGGCGCGATTGGCGTTTAGGTATCCCGTCGCTCGTGGTTTTTCCCACACCCACGAATGCCGATAATACCCACGCTGTTTGTAGGTAATCGCGCTTGTGAAGGGTTCGCTACACGTCATAACAACAACACCTGAAACACGCCAAAGTTGGCCCCACAGGGCGTTAGAGGTTGCTATGTCGCTTTCCCACTCGCACGCCGTTGTGTTGTACGGCGGGTCCGTCAGCACGAGGTCTACACTGTCATCCGGCAACGCCTGGAGCAGCGTCAAGGCGTCCG